TGGCTTGCAAGGAGTAATTGTTAATGCTTACACCAGAATACCTATACCGCATAACAGAAGGGGCTGAGGATATTGCTTCTCAGCTCCACAAAAACATCATAGACAAGATTATAGCCCGTATGATGGCAAGAATCGGACGGGGCGAAGATTATCTTTTGACCGCTACGGATAAATGGCAGATTGAGACATTGCAAGAGGCTGGTTATTTTCTGGAGGATATCCAGAAGGAACTTTCTGACAAGACTAAAAAGCAAGTGCAGGAAATCAAAGAGGCTATGGAAGAGGCAGGAGTAACAGCTTTACAGTGGGATGATAAAATCTATCAGGCCGCTGGGCTGTCTCCCATTCCGCTCTTGCAATCTCCGGCACTTATGCGTATTATGCAGCGGAATTACGAGGCTACCGCAGGGGAGTGGAAGAACTTTACCAGAACAACCGCAAACGAGGCTCAGAGGCTTTTTATCAATCAGATGGACAATGCCTATAACATGGTCGTTTCCGGGGCTGTATCATACACAGAAGCGGTCAGAGACGTGCTGAAAGAGGTATCAGACGCAGGGCTGAAAGTAAACTATCCATCTGGTTATAAGATGAGTATAGAATCCGCAACAATGATGATATTGAGAACGGGAATCAGTCAGGCCGCTGGCGATATTTCGATAGAACGCATGAAAGAAATGGATTGGGATATTATTCTTGTTTCCTATCATCTGGGCGCTCGTATCGGTGACGGCGGTCAGAATCCGGGAAATCATTCATGGTGGCAGGGGAAATTTTACAGCCGAACTGGAAAAGATAAGCGTTTTCCGCCGTTTTCGGAAACTGGGTATGGAACGATAACGGGGCTATGTGGCGCGAACTGTAGACATTCTTTCGGAGCGGGAGACGGTGAAAATAATCCATTTGAACAGTACGACACCGAAGAAAACCGGAAAGTCTACGAGAAACAGCAGAGACAAAGAGCATTAGAGCGGCGTGTGCGCGACACAAAGCGAAAAATCCAGAATATGCAGACGGCTATTGATAATTGCAAGGACGAAAAACTGAAATTTGAGTTACAGCAGGAGTTTGACAGAAAATCGTATCTACTGAAAAAGCAGAACGCCGCATATAAGCAGTATTGCGAGGAAAACAATTTAAAGCCATATAACGAGCGCTTGCAGGTGGCAAAGTGGAATCGAGAGCAGGCTATGAAAGCGACAGGAGCGGCAAGAAGGTATCAAAATGCGAAAGGGGAATAAGAGTGGATATATCAGGAATCATTAAGCAGCTTGCGGAAGAAGCAGACAAAGCTGAGGATAAAATTATGGAAGTCATCACAAAAATTGATATGAATTATTATGATGGAGATGGAGACAGACTACAACGAGCAATAGAAATTCTTGGAAAGGTAACACCATGAATAGATGGAAACCATACAACCCTAACCCGCGTGCTTCTAATGTCGGAGACTGTACTGTCCGGGCAATCAGCAAGGCATTAAATCAGGACTGGGAAACAACCTATGCAGGGCTGTCTTTTATGGGATTCTCTCTGTCGGATATGCCCTCAGCTAATCATGTGTGGAGCGCTTATCTCCGCCGCAAAGGATTCAGGCGGCACATTGTAGACGACCACGGACAGGATATATACACCGTCCGGGATTTCTGCGAGGATAATCCGAAAGGCACTTACATACTGGCGATTGACGGTCATGTGGTATGTGTGCAGGATGGATATTACTGGGATTCGTGGGATAGTGGGAACGAGATACCTATATATTACTGGGAGAGATAGATATGGACGTAATGGACACTATACAGACAATACTTGCAATCTGCGGCGGTATCACTGTTATTGGAGGGGCGGCGGCTGTTCTGTCTGGTGCATACAAGAAATATAAGAAACCGACCAGCGACCTTGAAAAGCGCATTGAGGTTATAGAGACGGACATTAAGGACATCAAACAGAAGCTGAACAACGATTATGAAAATATCAATGAAAACAGGGATAATATGAATTTACTCATGCGTAGTATGTTCTGTTTAATCGAAAACAAGATAACCGGAAACAATATTGACGGTCTAAAAAAAACGAGAGACGAGCTTATAAACGCCTTGACCGAAAAATAAGAGGTGGCGGATTGAAAGTATATGATTTTACCGAGCCGGAGCTTGCATTTTATCAAGAATTTGCTAATTTTGATGAACAAGAACAGGCGCTTTTTGATTTAAGGAAAAAGAAAATCCCGCTTGAACAATGCTGTGAAATTATGCACTGTGAAATGTCAACAGTTAAGAAAATCAGCCAAAGAGTAAACAATAAAATTATAAGACTTACGAATATAAAACGAATGAAAGAATGGATAGAAAATGTATATTGGAAAAAAGTGCTCAAATAGTACTTTTGTTATACTTTTCAAGGACTTTGACGAACTGTCGGAGTCTTTTTTTTATGGCTAAAATTAAGTCATAGAAAGTTATAGAAATAGTCATAGAACGGAGGAAACACTATGGCAGGCTATATGAATAATGGATATGGCGGTTATGCACCGACACCATATTATAACCCGTTACAGCCGCAAATGGACAGGCTGGCACAAATGCAATCACAGTATCAGCCGCCACAGCAGACACAAATACCGCAGACAAACCAAGGTATTTTATGGGTGCAGGGCGAAGCAGGGGCAAAGAGCTATCTGGTTGCACCGAATACAAGTGTATTACTTATGGATAGTGAAGAATCCAGATTTTTTATAAAGACAACGGATAATGCTGGTATGCCAACGCTCCGAACGTTTGAATATAAAGAGGTTGGCGTAAACGTGTCAGAGCCGCAGAAACAGCCAGAAATTAGCTTAGACGATAAATATGTTACCCGGCAGGAATACAACGATTTACGGGGTAAATACGAAGAACTGTATGGGCTTTTAGAGACAGCTACTAAGCCAGCAACAGAAGAAAATAAGAAAGGTGGGCGGAACAATGGGAAATCCTCTATTTAATATGTTGGGCGGCGGTATGCCGCAGAATCCTATGAACAAAATGCTTCAAGATTACAAGAAATTCCGTCAGGAAATGCAGGGCAAAAACCCGCAGGAAGAAATCAACAAAATGTTACAGTCTGGGAAACTGAATCAAAATCAGCTTAACCAGATCCAGCAGAAAGCTCAGCAAATGCAAGGGCTGTTTAAAGGATTATTTTAGTACATAAATCAATGCGCATGATTTTGTAAATATATTTTAAAGGAGTAAAAGACTATGACAGATGGTTTAACTGCTTCTGATGTTGCTGTATTAACTGGCAACAATGGAAGAAATAATGACGGCTGGGGTGGAGACGGTTGCTGGTGGATCATACTCTTTCTGATTTTTGGTATGTTCGGCTGGGGCGGTTACGGCAACGGCTGGGGTGGAAATGGTGGAGCAAATTCCCCGGCATTTCAGGGATATGCAACACGCGCAGATATTGACGCGGCATTGTCTACACAGGGAATCGAAAGCGGAATCCAAAACATTTCTACACAGCTTTGTAATGGATTTGCGGGAGTAAATTCCAATATCTCTAACCTGGGTTATCAGCTTCAGGATTGTTGCTGCCAGACCCAGAGAGCGGTTGACGGTGTAAACTACAACATGGCAATGCAGACAAACACATTACAGCAGGCTCTTTGCAGCGGATTCCGTGATGTAATTGACAGTCAGAACGCAGGAACACAGCGTATCATTGACACGATTACACAGGATAAGATTCAGTCACTTCAGACAGAACTACAGTCCGCACAGTTACAGCTTGCTAATGTGAGCCAGACGAACAATATTATTAACACATTACGTCCGACACCGGTGCCAGCTTATATCACTTGCAGCCCTTATCAGGCAGCTTATGGATATGGTAATGGTTGCGGAAATTGTGCTTGCTAAAAACTTCATATTGAGGTTTCTTCCCGGTAAACCGATTGGAATTACAGACGGTTAAAACGGGTTGTTCGGCAAGGGCCGTTATTACTAGTGTGAGAGGGTGGGCTGACAGTCTGCCCTTTTGCGATTATGAAAGGGGATAGAATTATGGCAGATATGGTAACACCGGGTACACAGACCGTAAATGCAGGGGATAATGTGTTATTCCTGCTTAACAGAATATGGTCTAATAATTGCCCGAACATCAGACATGAAGCAACAAGCGGTAGAGTGGTATTACTTCCAGGACTTTACCGCGTGGGATTTAACGCAAACTTCTCGGCAACAGCTCCGGGCGAAGCTGATTTTGAAATTGAGCAGGACGGAGAGGGAATACCTGGTGCAAAAATTATCAATACGATTGCGGCAGCAGGGGATTTTGTGAACGGCGCTGTAACGGTAGAAGTGAGAGTGTGTCGTCCGTGTTGTGCAACACTGACGGTAAAAAATATAGGTACGGTGGCTATTACAGTAAGTGACGCAAATCTCGTTGTGAGCAGAATAGGTTAAGGAGGACAGGCTATGAGTTATAAATTAATGCAAAATATCAAAGAGGAGCTTGATAGAATTGCAGAAAAGGGTCTGAATACTTCAAACCTTGAAACTGCATATAAGCTTATTGATATGCTGAAAGATATGGAAAATGTTGAATATTGGAAGTGTAAAGAGGAATATTACGACGCTGTTCTTGCAGAAATGGACGGTGGATATTCCGAAGCCAGAAAGCGTGACAGCATAGGGAGGTACTCCCGCGATGGAATGATGCCAAACTATGACAATGATAATTCCTATCGTGGCACTCGTGGTAAACACTATGTAAGGGGACATTACAGCCGCGGCCGAGATATGGATACATATAACGAGTACATGGATAAGAAAAACTCTTACAGAGCCGGGAAAGACATGGATTGCAAACAGAAAATGCTTGCAGCTTTGGAAGAACACATGGACGCTTTGACGGAAGAACTGGAGGGCATGAGCCGCGATGTAGATTGCCGAGAAGAAAGGGACACCATGAAACGGTATATCGACAAATTAAGAGATATGATGTAAACATGAGGGCGGTGGTTTTGCTATCGCCCTTAAAATATGGGTACAATGATTTTTTACAAGTCTGATATAATGTAGTTAGGATTGTAAAGGAGGCGGAACATGGTTAAAGAACAATGGATTTATTGTCCTATATGCAACAATAAAACGCGCATAAAAATACGAGAAAAAACCACGGCAAAAGATTTGCCCGTGTTTTGCCCCAAGTGTAAAATACAATCTATTCTGGACATAGAGCCAGACTTCAAAATAAAAGTTAAAACTGATATTGTATAGAGCCAGATGCCAGACACAGAGCCAATGAACTTATCGGAAATTCCGACAGGTTTGTTGGTTCTTTTCTTATATTTGACACCTCCTTTCTTAGCACACGTCCTTAATAGAAACGGCTTTATGCCGGAGGTTGAAAAGCGGATGCAATTTCCGGCGTGTGCATGTTGCCCGGTCGCTCCGTGGCTGATGTGAGAGTAGCGAAACACCTTACAAAGAATGCCAATACCTGCTGAAAACTGTTTGTGGCAAGTTCAAACCTATGCCTTGTGTAAGTTCGGAAAGTCTTAAAGTCATATACGGTCGCGGTATATGCGCAAACGTGAGAATTTAAGCAGGAATCGCAACGGAACATAGCTCAGTTGGTAGAGCACCTGTCTTATACACAGCAAGTCCCTAGTTCGATTCTAGGTGTTCCGATTACCCCGGCAGAGGTTTATCTGCCTGAATCCATTACCGCTGACGGGCGGTTAAAAAATGAACGTTTAGGAGGATATATGTATGCAGAATTACGAACAGATTTTACAAGAGTTGGGAATTGAAGTTCCTGAAGAAAAGAAAGCTGAACTAAAAAAGAAGATAAGTGAGAATTACCGTACGAAAGCTGACTATGACAAGGCAGTGGAGAAACGTGACGAGTATAAAAAATCTCTTGATGATGTACAGGAAAAACTGGATGGCTTTAAAGACATAAATGTTGATGATTTAAAAACGCAAATTTCAACTTTGACCACAGACCTTGCAAATGAAAAAGCGGCGAGGGCGGCAGACGCGCGGAAAGTGGAACTGGATAAGGACGTGACAACATTTTTTTCTGTATTAGATGAGGACGGCGAAAAGAAATACGAATTTCTGAATGACATTACGGAAGAACATTATCGGACAGCACTCTTGGAAGAACTGGAAAAGGATTCTGCGAAAGGAAAGTCCATTGAAGAGATTTTTAATCGAATGATTACCGATAACGACGGTAAGCAGAAAACAGGAATCTTCGTGGACAAAAAGCAACAGAAAGCACAGCAGCAAGCGGCGAGATTTACAACGCCGGGAACAGGAAGAACAACAGAACCGGGAGCAAAACTCAGCATGGGAGAACTTATGAAGATGAAGAACGAAAATCCGGGACTGGACATTACACAGTATATGTAAAGGAGAATGTAAATGCCACTTTTTGATAAAAAGAATTTTAACGGGGAAGTATTCGGCGCATACGTAGACCGAGTAGAAAACCTGAACAGAAATGAGTTATTAAAGTCTGGGGCGGTTGTGGAGAAAAAGGAATATGCGTCTATGCTTCCAGACCAAGTAGGCGGAAACTATATTACGATTCCGATTAAGGCAAGAATTGGTGGAGAAGCTGACAACTATGACGGAAATACAGACATTACGGCAGATTCCAGAGATACCTATACACACGGAAGAATTGTTGTAGGTCGTGCGCATGGTTGGACGGAAAAGGATTTTTCAACAGATATTACAGGAGAAGATTTCATGCCGGCGGCTCAGGAAGTCGCAGAGTATTGGGACGATATCGACCAAGCAACATTGCTGGCAACGCTGAAAGGTATTTTCTCCATGACTGGAAAAGGTAATGAAGACTTTGTTAAGAAGCATACTTATGATGTTTCCGAAAATCCGACAAACAATGTCTTTGCAGAAACTACCTTAAACAACGCTATTCAGCAGGCGTTAGGGGATAACAAGGGAAAATTCAGTCTTGCAGTTATGCACTCTCAGATTGCAACCAATATGGAGAATTTGAAGCTTTTAGCTTATATGAAGTATACGGACGGCAACGGCATTGAGAGAGATTTGACATTAGCAACCATCAACGGAAGAACTGTTCTGATTGATGATAATATGCCGTCTGAATCTGTAAAGGCGAAATATGTACGGGCAGAAAAAGGTACAGATGGAGCGAAACTTGTAAAAGATTCCGGAGCTTCTGGGGATACGGAAATCAATAAGGCAGATGTTACTTCTGATATTTCTGACATTAAAGCGAATGAATATGTTGTACAGCTTCCGGCAGGAACAGTATACACAACCTATGTAATGGGAGCAGGAGCTATTGAGTATACGAATGTTGGGGCAAAAGTTCCTTATGAAATGGATAGGGACCCGAAAACAAAGGGCGGAACTGACGTACTTTATTCCAGACAGAGAAAAATCTTTTCTCCTTATGGAATTTCATGGAAAGCAGGAACTATTATTTCTCCGACAGATGCGGAACTTTCTGACGGTAGCAAATGGCAGCTTGCACAGAATAACGATTCCAGTGCAACAAAATACTTTCCGATTAAATCTATACCGATTGCAAGAATTAAAACGAGAGGATAAGGAGGCTCTGGCATGGCATACGCAGATACAGAGTTCTACAAAACTAAATATTATGGCGATACCGTGTCGGACGAATCCCTTGAAAAGTATCTGGAGAAAGCCAGTGACCGCATAGACAATATTACCTTTGACCGTCTTGTAGACGGGCTTCCAGACAATGAACGAGCACAAACAAAGGTAAAGAAAGCGGTTTGTGCGGTTGCTGATTGCTTGTATCAGATTGACGAAGTGAAGAAAGCGTCTATGGCGACCGTCGGAACGGTAACGAGGGAGGATGGCACAATGACCGGGAAAATGGTTTCGTCTGTTTCTTCCGGAGCGGAAAGTATCTCTTATGTTACGGGAACGTCCGGGAATAATTCAGATATTTATTCTCAGGCAGCTATGGACAAAAAAGTAGAAAATGTACTACTCCGGCAGGTTGCGACAGATTATCTTGCCGGAGTGGTTGATAACAAAGGAGTTTGTTTACTCTATGCAGGAGTGTAAGGTGAACATTTTAGGAACTGAATACAAGGTGCTTTTCCGTGAAGAAAAGGACAAGCCAAAACTCAAAAACGCTGACGGATATATCGACCATTCTATCAAAGAGATTGTTGTCGGTATTTTTGAAAAGGACGAAATGAGTGTCGAGGATTTAGAATCCTATTCAAAGAAAGTCCTCCGGCACGAGATTATTCACGGGTTTCTGTATGAAAGCGGTTTGTGGAATAACAGCGGCAATGTTGAAGCATGGGGGCAATCGGAAGAAATCACGGATTGGATAGCAATTCAATTTCCTAAGATGTTGAAAGCATTTAATGAAGTGGGTGCTTTGTAATATCGCTTTTAGAGCATAAAAAGATGATTGAGCCTAAGGGGCATTAAAGGAGGGGATACCGATATATACCGATACCGTAACGATTTTTAACAAATACGAAAGTCAGACCGGGGATATATATTGGTATCCTCACGTACTTTCTGGCGTTGACCTGATTATCGACAAAGCGGCAAACGTAGCAAAGACTGGTCTGGACAGCGCAGATACGGCGAACTTGCACGTTAAATACCATTTTGTTGAGGGTAACAAAATGGTGGGAAATAAGCCATATCTGCCGCCCAAAGAATGGGAGAAACAGCCGAATGATGATTTACCGGAAAGCATTACCTTTGCTTCTGGGGATTTCTTCATGCAAGGGGAATATGCGGAAACTCCTATTTTGGATTCTGACTATGCGAACCGGGTGGACGGCGGCTTTTATGATTACATCAACAAGCGGCATGATTATGTATTTCTGATAACCACAGTCGGCGGACCGTATACGCTGATTCCACATTTTGAGATTGGAGGGAAGTAGAATGGCAAGTAAGACCTTTCATTTTTCCGGTTTCTCTTTGGTACAAGGAGATATAAAGGTTGATGTAAGCCTGAATCGTTTTGAGAAACAGTTTCAGGACGCACAGTGGTATCTTGACGGTGCCGTAATGAATAGCATGGTTCCATTTATGCCGATGAATGACGGAAACTTCATAAACCTTACAAGAGAGCGAAGCGTAGCCTTGCAAGGAACTGGAAAAGTTGTTGCAGGAGCTCCGCCACAAGGAAGATACCTCTATATGGGGGTAACAATGGTTGATAGTGAAACTGGAAGAGGCCCGTTTTATATTCCAGGGGTAGGATATAGATACAGAAAAGGTGCAAATTTGATTCCCACGAATAAACCATTGAAGTACGATACGTCAAAGCATCCGAGTGTCACAGACCATTGGTTTGATGCTGCTAAAGAAAAAGACGGAGAAAAATGGATAAAAGGGGTGAGGAGAATTGCCGGAGGCGGAAAAAAGTAAACCAGTTAAATATGATGTAGATGGTTATGACATTATTACAAATGCTTTGAAAGACCTTCTGAACTCTTTTCCAGGGCTTCATAAAGGAGAAACTATAAAATTCTCTACTTTGGAAGAGGATTCGGGTATAGACTTTCACCCAATTTCAGGGCCAATAATCGTAACAGAAAAAACGTCTGTTATTGGAAAAGTCAATCAGCTTTGCAATTATCCGTTTTATGTGGTGTATCGGACATCTGCGGATAGCCAGAACTCCAAAATTGATATTAAGGAGTTTCTGGATAACTTAGGAAAATGGCTTGAAAAGCAGCCGATTACCATTGGTGGAGAGGTAAAGAAACTGAAAAATTATCCGGTACTGACAGATGGACGGGAAATCACAGAGATCGCACGGCAGACCCCGGCATATCTGGACAGTACGTCAGAGGGGAATGTGCAGGACTGGGTTATCAGCCTTGCGCTGAAATATAGGAACATATTTTACAAGAACAGATAGAAAGGAAAATAAACATGGCGAAATTAAATCGTGAAGCACTGGCGCATTATCTTGACACGTCTTTCAAGGGCGTTGCTGAAAGTGCAGAGTGGGAAATTATCGGTGATGATATTGAGGAAATGTCCGTGGAGTTAAATCCGGATACGGAAACAACAAAGACAATTTTAGGACAGACAAAAACAAAGGATAACGGCTATGAGCCGACAATGGACGCTGACCCGTTCTATGCAGACCCGGATAAGAAGTTGTACCCGAAATTACGGGACATTGCGCTCGGACAGCTTAAAGGCGACGACTGCAAAACGCTCATGCTAGAGGTTATTATCGAAGATACAGAGGCAGATAATCACCTAGCATATGTACAGGAAGTTATGGTTAAGCCACAGAGTTATGGCGGCGATACTGCCGGACTGAATATCCCGTTCCAGGTATCTTTCAACGGCGCGCGGACAAAGGGATATGTAACAGCGGCTAGCCTTGCAACAAAGCCAACATTCACAAAGGGGGAAATCCCGTCCTCATTATCAGAATAAGGAGCAAATATGAGTAATAAATTAGCAAAACCACAGACAAACGACATCATTATTGATGACGGAAGTAAGGTCTATAATATCAAAAACAAGCGTGGAGAAATCCTTGGAAAATTTACTTTTCGTCCGTCTGATACAAATATTGTGAATCGGTACGAAGAAGTTGTTGATTTTTTCAACTCATTTAAGATACCGGAAGACACAGATCAGGCTATCAAAGTAGCTGAAAAGGAAATGAAGGATAAAATGTCTTATCTGATTGGCGGGGATGCCGGAGAAGCGTTCTTCTCTATCATGGGGCCGTTCTCAGCTCTTGCGTCAGGTGAATTGTTTGTCGAGAATGTTCTCGGCGCGGTGGCGAATGTGATCGAAAGAGAACTGTCTGTCAGAACAAAAAGGGTACAGCGCCGCATGAATAAGTATGTGGCAAAGTACCATAAATAATGTACGCTTGGGAGCTTCCAACCTCAATAGAGGTTGGCGGCCGTGAGTATAAGATCAGGACAGACTACCGTGTAATATTGGATATTCTGGCTGCTATGAACGACCCGGAAATTTTTGAACCGGATATGACAGAAGACGAAAAGCGTCAAGAGCAGGTGCTGACAATGCTTCAAATTCTTTACATAGATTTTGATAGCATGCCCTCGAAAGATTGGCAAGAGGCAGCAGAAAAAGCCTGCAATTTTATCGACTGTGGAATCAAAGGAGACGATAAACCAAAGCCCCGTACAATGGACTGGGAACAAGACGCTCCGATCATAGCGCCAGAGATCAGTAAAGTAGCAGGACGGGATATCCGCATAGGAGAAACACATTGGTGGGAGTTTTTCGGGTATTACATGGGGATTGGTGAAGGTGTCTTTAACACGATCGTATCCATTCGAGAAAAAAGGCGAAAAGGCAAGAAACTTGAGAAGTGGGAAAAGGAATTTTACCAAAACAATAAAACTCTTGTTGATCTCAAAGTAAAGAAAGTGGAGAGAAGTGAGGAAGAAAAAGAAGCATTAAGGGAGCTTCTAGGAATCAAAAAGTAACATTGAACTTTGATAATCGAATATTGGCTAGAGTTTGGAAAATAAGATTGAAGAAATAGCGGCAGCATGGTAGAATATGGGCAGGGAATAACCGTGTTGCAGGGTGGCTGACCTCTATTCTTACATAGAATGGGGGTGGTGCTGATGGACAATAACAAGAATCATTTTGATTTCAAAGACCTTATGGCCTTTGGTATGTTCATTCTGGCATTACTGACATTCGTATTTACGTTTATCAGATAATGTTTTAAGCATAGAAAAACCACCCCGAAACTTTGACCGAGCGAAAGGGTGGTAATTCTATTATCATACTTCATGAGGTCAACCACTTTGTGGGCGATTGTTCCCTTTTCTATTATCAATATATCATAGTTAAAACAAAGATTCAAGACTACTGGCCAATATCGGTTAGTAGTTTTTTATTTTAGAGCCAGTCGCTAGTCGCAGAGCCATAAGTGAGGTGAGAATATGGCTCAGGCCGACGGCACAATTTTAATTGATACAGAGATAGACGCTGACGGCATGAAAGCCGGAAGCAAAGAAGTTGAGTCGGCTGCTCGTAGGATGGCAAACTCAGTTGATGGTTTAGGAACTAAAGCTAAAGCGGCACTCAATAAACAAGTAAACTCATTTATAAAGTTAAATCAAGAATATTCTGCACAGTTAAAAAAAGTTGATGAATTAAAGAAAAAAGTCGCAGAATATGGAAATCAGAAAATTCCAACAGACGAGTATGCAATGCTGGATAAACAATTAAATAAATTAGGGGCGGATTATGATAAGTTAGCAGAAAAACAGTTCCGATTTTTGGAAACTGGTGGAAAAGAGAATAGTTCTGCATATAAGAGAATGGAATATGATCTTGATTCCTTGGATAAAAAACAAGATGAAGTTATTTCCAATATGAAAAGGCTTGAAGCAGAAGGAAAAGCATTTACTTTTGGTAGTAAGACAAAACAAGCAGCGGCAGATATGGAAAAATTGGCGGCAGCAGAAAGAAAGCTTGCTGATATGAATAATCGTCTTGGTTCCTCTTATTCTTCTATTAAAGGACAGGTAAATGATTATAAAAAATCTTTGTTAAATGCAGATGCTTCAAGTAAAAGGCTTTCAAAATCATTAAAAGATACAGGAAAGTCCGCTAGATCTGCTCAATTTGGGCTTGGGAAAATGCTTGGTACATCTATTTTGTTTAGCTTTGCATTTCAAGCAATCAATGCTGTTATGACTGGAATTAAAGACGGTTTTGATAATTTAGTACAGTATTCTGGAACAACAAACAGCAGTATTTCTATGCTTTGGAGTAGCCTAGAACGTCTGAAAAATAGCCTTGCTACAGCTTTTGCTCCTATCCTGAATGTTGTTGCCCCGATATTGAGTAAGTTTATTGATATGCTTTCTACGGCTGCTAGCTATGTAAGTATGTTTTTTGCCTTTTTGTCAGGAAAAAGTACTTATACTCGTGCTGTAGCTGTCCAAAAAAATTATGCTACAAGTTTAAAAGATACAGCATCTAGTTCTGGAAAGGCTGCAAAGGCTGCAAAAGATAATGCGGATGCCATCAAGGATGAAGCAGATGCGGCAGAAGATTATCTGTCTCCACTTGATGACATTAACAAGTACACAGAACAAAACGCCAAAAATACCGGAGGTGGAACGGGAGGATCTGGAAGTCCAGGCGGAGGTGGTGGAGGTGGAACAGGATCTGGGCCGCTTTTTGAGGAAGTCCCGATTGACAATAAGTTCGCAAGCCTCCTTGACACTGTACTGGACAAGCTGAAAGAAATCCGTGACATATTCATGTCTGGATTCTGGGATGGACTTGGAGACTACAAGCCATTATTGGAAGAACTGAAAAAAGACCTATCATCCATCGGAAGGTATCTGACTGATATTTTTACAGACGAAGATGTGATGGCGGCCGCAAAACGATTCGCTACATCTTTTATTTATAATCTCGGAAAGATAGCAGGATCATTCGCAAAGGTTGGATTAACCATTGCCGTGAACATTGTCGGCGGGATTGAAAGCTATTTATCTGAAAATATAGGCAGGATTAAGAACTACTTGCTCGCCATGTTCGACATCGGCACGGAGGTGTTAGACACTCTCGGAAATCTGGCCGCATCAGTAGCAGACATATTTGCGACTGTATTTGGATCGCAGGTTGCACAGGATCTCACTGGAGACCTGATCGGCATATTTGCCACTATCTTCGGTGCCATCACACAGCTTGCCACAGGTCTCGGAAGAGATCTTCTGAATTTTATTGCACAGTCGATAATCGAAAATAAAGAAGCGATTAAGACAGCTTTGCTTGAGACGATCGCCCCGATCGAAATAATCGCACAGGCTATCGAAGATTTTGTGCAGGGGTTGGCTGATAAAATTATGGCTCTGTATAACGAACACTTGAAGCCGTTTATAGATTCTGTTGTGGAGGGAATAAGTAAAATAGTCGGTGTATTTCTTGATGCCTATAATGAATATATAGCTCCAGTCCTTGATTCATTGGCGGCTAAATTCGATGAAGTGTTAAACGGTCCAGTGGGAGAAGCGATAAATTCAATCCTTAATTTGATCGGAAAAGTAATTGACGTTTTAAAACTATTATGGGAAGAGGTATTGATTCCCTTCCTATCGTGGATTGTTGAAAATATTATTCCAATTATAGCGCCAATTATAGAATTTTTAGGAACCACTGTTTTGGATTTTTTTGGAACAGTTGCAGAAGTGATAGGTGGTATCGCGGATATATTAAGCGGGTTGATAGATTTTATTGTCGGCGTGTTTACTGGTGATTGGGAACGAGCTTTTTCAGGATTAAAACAAATTGGTGAAGGATTCAAAAAAGCAGTTCTTTCAATATTTAAATTTATAGAAAATAATATACTGAAGCCGTTTGACAATTTCTTGCAAGGAGTTTTTTCGAAAGACTGGGCAAAAACCTTTGGCATACTGGGCGAGCCACTTAATGCATTTTTTTCAACTGTAAAAAATATTTGGAACTCAATCAAACAAGTTTTTAATGGAATTATTACATTTGTTAAAGGTGTATTTTCGGGAAACTGGAGACAGGCTTGGGAAGGTGTGAAACAGATCTTTTCTGGTGTGTTCAATAGTTTGAAGGCTATCGCAAAAGCACCGATTAATGGAATTATATCAATTATTAACGGTGCAATTAGTGGAATTAATACCTTGATTCGTGGTGTAAATCGTCTGCCATTTGTAAGTATACCGACAATAGGAAAAATCCCTTATCTGGCTTCTGGAGCAGTCATTCCTCCTAATCGTGAGTTTATGGCAGTACTTGGCGATCAAAAACACGGAAATAACATTGAAGCGCCGGAAAGTCTGATAAGACGTATTGTGCGTGAAGAATCCGGTGGTGGAAAATCAAGGTATAACGTTTCTTTGATGATGGGAAGAAGAGAGATCACAAAGTTTGTTTTAGAAGAAGGAAAAGTAATTCAGAGCCAGACCGGAAGAAATCCTTTTGAATTGGCATAGGGGGAAAGATGGCACAGCAATATTTAAAATTTGACGATTATACAGCTCCTATGGTTGACGAAGATGGTTATCAAGAAGACGAAGCCACAACGTCCTCTTCAAATTCCACTCGTACAATGCGAGGAGTAATGAAAAATACTGTTCTTTTTACAGTAGAGGCCTATAACTTGAAATGGACAAATATATCGGCAAAAGATGTTTCAGAAATAAAAAGGCGCATCCGTGGAAAATCAAGTTTTCAATTTTATCATTTCAATACATATAAAGCAAAATGGGAAACGGGTACATTTTATGCAGCGAATATCAGTACAGGTTACTATTCCTTAATTGAAGGAGAAGAAATGTGCAGTGAGTTAAGTTTTCAAGTTACAAATGTAAATCCGGTATAGGTGGTAGAAATATGAAAAATGTAAGTAATGAGTTTAAAGAAATTATAAAAAAAGGCGGTCCCTTTTATGCTTATGCGGATATGGTGCTTTCCGATGGTACAGAATTATCTTTGGATTCTGAAAATGATTTTTATATCGATGGGAATAGTTATACTGAATCTAGTGGAGATGGATTCCCTTTAGGTGCTGCACTTGCAAAGACGATAGATATTGGGATTGATAATTCGGATGAAAGGTTTTCAAAATACGATTTCTATTATGCAAGAATCACACTTTATACTGAGACAGATCTACCATCTGGAAAGATAGAAAAAATTAAAGAAGGAACTTTTACAGTAATAAGTGCATTGGCGCCTGGAGATATTATTGAGATTACGGCTAGTGATGATATGTATAAATCAGATAAAGAATACACATCAAAACTTGATTATCCATTACCGGCTTTAAGAGTTTTGCAGGAAGTGTGTACGCAATGTGATATTAACCTTGGAAGTGTTTCTTTCACGAATGATGATTTTTTAGTACAGAAAAGACCGGAAGGACTTACAGGCCGACAGGTTATTGGCTATATTGCGCAGATAGCGGGTGGAAATGCTCTTTTTGATGAAAATAATCGGCTATTGATTAAAACATATGATTATTCTGTATTTGAGCAACATGAACTTATTACAGGTGGACAGATGGGGGATGGCATTACAGATAAAATTTCTGCTGGTACATTTGGGGATAATTTGCAGAATTATATATCTGGAGGAGAATTCGGAGAAAACAATTCTTATCATTTACTTTCCGAATTTGCTTCTGACCCGGAAATAGCGACAGACGACGTTGTGATTACTGGTATATCAGCAACAGGAAAAGAAGAAGACGAAGAAGTAACCTATCTTTATGGTACGGATGATTATGCGTTGGCAATTACAAATCCTTTAATTGAGGGAGAAGAAGAAGCGGCAATCAAACTTATAGGAGATATTGTGATAGGTATTATTGTAAGACCGTTTTCAGGAGAATTTTTTCCAGATCCTACAATTCAGTTTATGGATCCTGTTTATTTAGTAGACAAAAAAGATAATATTTATCAGTCATTTATTACTGAGCACGTGTTTAATTATCTAGGAAATAGTTCGCTGGCAAACGCAACAAAAAGCCCGGAAAAAAATAATTCGTCTTATTATAGCGAGGCAACAGAAGTATATAGAAAATCAAGGGAAGAAGCGAAGCGTAATAGAATCGAATGGGAAAAAGCAATGGAAGAATTAAAAGACCGTGTGGATAATTCTTCTGGGCTTTATATGACAAAAGAATTACAACCGGATGGCAGTAATATTTATTACATGCACAATAAACCTACTCTTGAAGAATCCATGATTGTATGGAAAATGACCGCAGAAGCAATGGCAGTGTCTACAGATGGCGGAAAGACATACAATGCAGGATTAACAGTGGATGGTGAATTAATAGCAAAAATTATGAACACTATCGGTATCAACTTTGACTGGGGCGTTGGAGGAACCCTGATTATTCAGACCCCATCCGGTGAGCAGACGTTATATGTAAATGCCAAGACAGGAGATGTCCGTATTGTCGCTACTTCATTTACGCTGAAAGGAAAATCCGTAGAAGAGATTGCGGAAGAACAGGTCAATAACTTTGTATCATCCGTATACGACCCCAAAATAGCAGAATTACAGAAGCAGATAGATGGACAGATAGAAACGTGGTATTACGACTATCAGCCTACTTTAAGCAATATACCGGCTTCTAACTGGAAAACAGAATCTGACAGAGCGAAACATGAAGGAGATTTATTCTATTGGAAATCTAAAGGATATGCATACCGATTCTTTAAGAATGGCTCTACATGGACATGGCAGATGGTACAAGATACGGATGTTACAAAAGCATTGCAGCAGGCGGCAGAAGCACAGGATACAGCGGACGCAAAACGCAGAGTATTTGTAGTTACTCCTATACCTCCGTATGAAGTGGGAGATTTGTGGGTAGGGAATTCTTCTTCTGATTTGAAGCGGTGCCAGACAACAAGAAGTTCTGGAAATTACGTTTCGAGTGATTGGATAAAAGCCGTTAAATATACAGATGATAGCGCATTAACTGCTTTTGTAAATGGAGATTTTAAAGAAACAATAGAAGAGGTAAAAACACAGGCAGATAAAAAGGCTGAAACATGGTATCAAAGTACAGACCCGTCTACCGCATGGACAACAACAGACCTTAAGAATGAGCATAAAGGAGATATCTGGTTCAACACATCATCATCCGTACAGAAGTCTTATCGGTGGAGCGGTACAGCGTGGCAGGAAATGAAAACGACGCCACCGGACGAAGTGTTCGACAAGATTGATGGAAAAGCACAAGTATTCGTATCCACACCGAAGCCGCCGTATGAAAAAGGAGATTTGTGGTTTAATTCATCTACTTCGGATATTATGACTTGTGTTACATCTAGGGCATCAGGTAGTTATGTGTCAAGTGACTGGCAAAAAAGGAATAAATATACGGATGATACAAAAGCAAATGAAGCGTTGGAGGAATCTAAAAAAGCAAGAACACTTAATATAATTTTAGACAATGAATATCAGGGGATACCAACTGATGCAAACGGGAACTATAACAGTTTCCCAGAGTGTAAAACTAAGGTGCAGGTGTTCTTCGGCGCTTTAGATATATCTACGTCAGCAGCATATAAAGTAACAGCATCATCAGGTGTAACCGGACAATGGGACGATGAAAATAGAACTTATACAGTCACAGCATTGTCAAAAGATTCCGGTTATGTAGATATACAATCAACATATTTAGGACTTATCGCCACAAAACGTTTTAGCATAGTAAAGCAGAAACAGGGACTACAAGGAACGTCAGGAAAAGATGGAAGAACGTACTATTTGCAAACGTCTGCAAACGTAATTAAAAAAGGTGCAGGAGGAGAATTATTCCCGAAAAAATTAGAATTTTCTTCAGTTTACACAACAGGAACAAATGTGACCCCGACAGCATATGCAGGAAGATTCATCATAGAAGAATCCTCGAACGGGTCAACATGGAAGGAAATGTACCGTTCAAGCGCAGACGAAACGAAAACTTCTTTTGATCTGTACGACAACATCGGATATAGTGGGAATACAATCGGGTATTCTGGAAATACAATGGGCACACCAAAAGAAAATGTGAAAATGATTCGGTGTTCGCTGTACAAAGCGGGTGGATTTACAAGCCTAATAGATAGACAGTCAGCAACGATTGTAATTGATGTGGAATCTTTAACACAGAAAGATATTTTTGACATTTTTACATCAAATGGAGAATTACAAGGAGTTTATTTATTAAATGGACAACTGTACATTAATGCGTCATATCTGGGAATAGGCACGATAAGTGATAAAACTGGAAGTAATTATTGGAATCTGGAAACTGGAGAAATGGTGATTCGAAGTGGGAAAATTGACATCACTGCCGATAACAAAGATAGCCAGATTACTATGAAATACATTGATGATTCAAATCCAAGTGTTTACGGAATAATGAGAAGTAAACTAAAGCAGAGCGGGTATGAGACATGGTATTCTTATTCGGTAAATGATAGACCTGGAGCGAATGACCAACAAACTTATTCTCGAATGACAGGATTTGATATATCAGGAGGAACATTACGAGGAGATGCATGGAATGACGATGCATCCTACTCGCAAAATTGGAGTATTAATTCAGAGACTGGAAACGCAAGGTTTGCAAATGTGACACAGACCTCTGATAAAAGAGTGAAAGAAAATGTTTCTGATATTACAGTAGAAGAGGCAGAAACATTTTTAAGCGCATTACATCCTGTATATTTTAACTATATAGGAGAAAAACGGAATGTATCTGGATTTATAGCTCAAGAAGTTGAAGAAGCATCTCAAAATAAACCATTTGAGATGGTAGAAACAATGGATGATGGATTGCTGACATTATCATATTCTGATTTTATTGCGCCTATTGTAAAGGTTATTCAGAAACAGCAGTTGGAAATCCAGAAATTAAAAGAAAGATTGGAGAAATAGATATGGCTATATTAACACCAAAAGACTTAACATCCGGAACACCAACCGATTCTGACTATTTAATGTTTGGAACGTCAACAGTAAAAAAGGTAGCTGTAAGTGATTTTGTTGATGTTGTAAAGGGAAAAGTGGTTGGCTACGTTAGCGTGCCAATTTCGAATCTTACATTTACCAATACTATAACGAAAGACATTGATATATCGTCATACATACCGAGCGGAAACAAAATACTAGCGGTAATTCCGGAACAATCGGGAAGTAATAATATTTATTTTTATAGTTGTTTAAAATCAGGAGATAAAAAAATAACAATTCAATTAAAATGCACAATATCCGGGAGCGTTACTGTAAATATTAGAGTTGGCGTATTAACTACGGAGGCGTAATAACGATTATTGATAACATTATTTATATTTTCATAATATGAAAGAAGGTGTGCAAAATGGCGATAGAAAATAAACGTATGCAACAGCGCTATGGTACATACTCAAAATTTCAGATCGAGAAATCAAAACTCCTCCCGAATGAGTTTGCTTCTGTAACAAGTGGCGACCCAAAAAGTTCAGATGGGAAAGGACTATACTTTGCCTTTGCGCCGGGAGAAGCAAAACAGCTTATGACTTATGAAGATGGTAAGCAGATGATTGATGGAGCTACGGATGAAATCAAAGAAGGATTTCTTGATGATATCAATGAGGCAACAACGGCAGCAAATTCAGCTACATCAAAGGCCAATGCCGCGGCCAGCAACGCAGATATAAAGGCACAGGAGTCCGCCAACGCTGCCGAGGATGCCCGTGGAGTGATAGACCAGATCACGAAAGACAGTTATCTCCACA